GGGAACAAGCCAAGGCAATCTTCGCCTTCTCCGACGCCCTCGACGGGGCGATGGAAATGATCGAGGCGGCGTTCAAGCGGGATGGCAAGCTCTCGGGCTTGGCCACGGACCTGATCGACCTCGACCAGAAACTCGGCGGCCTTCATCCCTCCGACCTCCTGATCGTCGCCGGCCGGCCCTCCATGGGCAAGACGGCGCTGGCCACCAACATCGGTTTCAACGTCGCCCGCGCCTATCGCTTCGAGCCGGACCCGGACGCGCCCCACGGCCGCCGGACAACCTCGGGCGGGCGCGTCATGTTTGCCTCGCTGGAAATGTCCAAAGAGCAGCTGGCCCAGCGCATCCTCGCCGACGCCTCGGGGGTATCCTCCGACCGGATGCGCAAGGGGCTGATCAGCCGCGAGGACTTTGGCCGCATCCGCGAGGCCCGCGACCTGATCCGGTCGATCCCGCTCCATATCGACGAGACGGGCGGCATCCACATTGCCAAGCTCTGCGCCCGCGTCCGCCGGCAGCACCGCCGCGAGGGCCTCGACCTCCTTATCGTGGATTATCTCCAACTCTGCACGACCGGCGACGGGCGGGGCCAGCGCAACCGGACGCAGGAGGTCTCGGAGATTACCGGGGCGCTCAAGGCGCTGGCCAAGGAGCTGGGCATTCCGATTATCGCCCTCTCGCAGCTCTCCCGCCAGGTCGAGAGCCGGGACGACAAGCGCCCCATGCTTTCGGACCTCCGGGAGTCGGGCTCAATCGAGCAGGACGCGGACTGCGTGATGTTCGTCTATCGCGAGAGCTACTATCTGGGCCGCTCCGAACCGAAGGAAGGCTCGGCCGCCCACCTTGAATGGATGGAGGCTTTGCGCCTCGCCAACGGCCAAGCCGAGGTGATCGTAGGCAAGCAGCGTCACGGACCGATCGGCACGGTCCGCCTTGCCTTCGACGAGAACACGACGCGGTTCGGGAACCTCGCCCGCCAGACCGACCACGACGCCCAGGGCGGGCGGTTTAGCTATGGGAGCGGGGAATGAGCGCGCCGCCGTATATGAAGCTCTTCTGGGGCGACTATCACAAGCGAACCCGGCATCTTAAGCGGGACCAGCACGGGGCCTACTTCCTGCTGATCGGCGAGGCTTGGCAGCTTGGCGGCGCCCTTCCCGACGATGACTCCAAGCTCGCCGCATGGTCGCTCTGCACTCCCGAAGAATGGGCCGCGATCAAGCCGGTCGTGATGGAGTTCTTCGCCCTTCGCCGGGGGAAGTGGTGGCACGATCGGGTCCGCGAGGAACTGGCGAGTTACGAAGCCACCAGCCGTAAACGCAAAGAGGCCGGGAAAAAGGGCGGGAAAGCAAGCGGCGGAAATACAACGGGAAATACCGAAGCAAATGCTTTCCTATTGCCGACAAAACCAGAACCAGAACCAGAACCAAAAAAAGAGACAGAACTTGTCGCCGTGGCGACGCTGACGCCGAAGCCGAAGGCGAGGTCGTACCCGGAGGCCTTCGAGGCGGCGTGGAAGGAATACCCGCACCACAAGGGGCGGTCCTCCAAGCCGAACGCGGCGGCGGTCTGGGCCAAGCTCCCGGCCGACGAGCGCGAGGGCCTGGTCGCGGCGGTTCGGCGGTTTGCTCCGAACGTCGGCGAGACCTGCGGCGGCAAGGGTGCGCCCGACATGGCCGTCTGGCTCAAGGACGGGAAGCACCTCAACTGGTCGGCCGAGGACACCGTCTCCGCCGCCCAGACTTTCGACGGCCCGCCCGAACTCCGAGCCCGGATCGTCGCGCTCAAGGACGACGCCTTCGCCCGCCGCTGGCTTGACCATTACTGCCGCTGGCGGCCCGCCGATCGGACGATCCTCGCCGTCAACGCGACCGTGGCGGAAACCCTCAAGGCCGAACTGACCGGGTATTTCGCCGAGCGCCGGATTCGGGTCGAGGTCGCGGCGGCCAACGATGGAACCCAAGCCAAAGAGGAGCGCGCGGCATGAGCGACTGGACCAAAATCGAGCCGGGCGAGGTGCTTTCGCTGCGGTGCAAGACCCACACAGCCATGATCCGGCTGGCCTCGGTCTCTGGCGGCTGGACGTTCGCGGTGGATTGCGCGCGGCTGTTTGGCGATCATTCCGGCTGGAGCGAGCCCATGGGACACCGTGGCGGTGTCCTGCGCCGGTTCGCCCTGACCCGCGACGAAGCCCTCCAAGCTGCCCGTGCCGTGATCCTGTCGCGCCTGCCGGACGATCAGCCATTGATCGAGTGGCTCGATACCCTCGCCCCCGCTCAACCGGACCTGTTCGCCGCATGACCCTCCTCGCCATCCAGACCGAGATAGTCGGGCGGATCATGGCCGCCCGTATCGGATCGACCCTGCGCTTTGCCCTCATGGACGCCGCCGACGCGGTGAGCCGAGCGATAGAGGCCGAAGCCCGCGAAGCCGCTGCCAACCCCGCCCCCCAGGAGCAGACCGCATGACCTCCGCCCGCCAACGCAAGAAGCGCCAAGCCCGCGCCTCCGCCCCCCGGATGATCGGGGCAAACGACAACGGAGCTGGGACGGCCAACGACAACGAGGCTCTGGTGATCTCCGGCACGCGGCTTAACGAGAGCCAAGCCCGCCGGTTTCGACAAGCGGTCCTCGCCGTAGCATCCCCCGACTTGCGTCAGCGCCGGGAAGGCCGGGAGGCCATGCTCCGACTGGAGGAGGAGATCGAGGCAGCGCAGCAGGCTATCCGCGTGGCCAACGACATTGCCGAAACGGTGGAGCTCGAAAGCCTCCGGGGCTCTCAGATCGAGACGTCCGACCGAAAGGAGCACGAAGGTCGGAAGCGTATCGCCTCGCGCGACGGGCTTGAAACCCTGATGACGGCCCGGTCCCTCTCGGCCAACCAGTTCGCCGCGGGCCTCCGGTTCCGCACGGACTACGAGCTCCTCGACCCGGAGAAGGGGCTCACGCCGCCGGCCCTTGACCAGACCCGCAACATCACCCGAGGCGGGGAAGGCTGGGCGAAAAAGCGCACTCAGCGGGAACTCTTCGTCCGGGATTTGGAGAAGCTGATCCAGGAGGAGGACCGGACCTTCAAGGGGCCGAACGGACGGACGGCGGTTGAGCGTACCGGCCGCGCGGTCTGGGCCTTGCGCGAGATCGCCGGGAAGGGATCAAACCTGCGGAGCCTTAGCAACAGCGGGTCCGTGCAGCGGAGTATCTCCGAGGCCCTGGTCCTCGCCCTGGACTGCGCCGCCCTCGCCTACGGGCTGGAATAGCACATAGGGTGCCCGACAACCCGCCACCGCACCACATCTTGACCCGGAGCGGTAACCGTGCCCATAAGCGAACGTCGATAGACGCGACCAGACGGCCCCAGCCCTAACCGGCGGGGCCGTTTTGCTTTTCACTCCCTGACCATGTGCGGCGCTTCGGCAATGGCTGGATCAGGGAGCGGACAGCGAGACCCGACAACCCCGGAGACAACCATGCGCCTGTTCTGGAAGCTCTGGATCAATACCGCCCGCTCGATGTTGAGCGTCGCTGGCGCGCGGTAACCCGCACACAAAATCGGAGGCGAGGATGCCGTCCCTCCAGAACACCCGCCATGAGCGGTTTGCCCAAGAACTGGTAAAGGGCGCGAGCCAGGCCGAAGCCTATGTGAGCGCCGGATACAAGCCCAGCCGGAGCGCAGCGGCTCGCCTTGCCGCAGATGTAAACATTTGTGCGCGAGTGGCCGAAATCCAGAATCGGGCCGCTGTCCGCACCGAAATCACCCTCGCCGACATCATCGACGAGCTTGAAGAGGCGCGCCAGATCGCGCTCGGGGCACCATCGCCGCAGACTGCCTCGGCCGTCGCCGCGACCATGGGCAAGGCCAAGCTCTTGGGCCTGGTCGTGGACAAGAGCCAGGTCGAGCAGACTGTCGAGGTTACGGATGCACGCGAGCGCCTTGCACGTATCGTCGCTGGCCATACTGCCGCCGGACCAGCTCGCGAAGGCTCTGGGAAGCCTCACTGAGGACGAAGCCAACGATCTCCTCCATGACTGGAGGTTCACCGCCCGGCCGGAGCAGGTCGCGCCGGATGGTCTGTGGCAGGTCTGGGCTTACATCGCCGGGCGCGGTGCCGGGAAGACAAGATCGGGTGCCGAGTGGGTGCGCGAAAAGGTCAAGGCTGGCTGCTGTCGCATTGCCTTGATCGCCCCGACAGCGGGAGACGCTCGGGACGTTATGGTCGAGGGTGATTCCGGGCTTCTGAGTGTGTGCTGGGCCGGTGATCGCGACCACAAGGGAAACCTGACCGGCCGCCCGGTCTATGAGCCGTCCAAGCGCCGCCTGACCTGGGCGAACGGGGCGATGGCAACCACCTATTCGGCAGACGAGCCGGACCGTCTGCGCGGACCGCAGCACGACGCCGGATGGTGCGACGAGATCGCTGCCTGGAACTACGCTCAAGAGGCGTGGGATATGTTCATGTTCGGGCTGCGGCTTGGAACCGCGCCCCAAGGCATGGTGACCACGACGCCGCGCCCGATTCCGCTGCTTCGGCAGATCATGGCGGCCAGCACCTCCGTCGTGACTCGGGGCTCTACCTATTCCAACCGCGCCAACCTTGCGCCGTCGTTCCTCGACAAGATCGTCACCCGCTACGAAGGCACCCGGCTAGGCCGGCAGGAGCTTGACGGCGAGCTGCTTGAGGATTTCGCGGGCGCGCTCTGGACCCGCGCGATGATCGATGCGGCGAAGGCAGACACCATCCTGCCTGATATGCAGAGGGTGGTCGTAGCTATCGACCCCTCGGGCACCGCTGGCGAGGAAGACGACGGGGACAGCGTCGGCATCGTCGTGGCAGGTAAGGGCGTGGACGGCGTCGCTTATGTGCTGGCCGACCGGACTTGCAAGCTCTCCCCGGCGCTCTGGGCGCGACGCGCGGTCAATGCAGCGGAAGAGTTCAACGCCGACCGGATCGTGGCAGAGCGCAATTTCGGCGGCGCGATGGTCCAGGCGGTGATCAAGACCGCAGGCGGCAACGTCCCATATCGTGAGGTCACGGCCTCCCGCGGCAAAGTCGTCAGGGCCGAGCCGATCGCCGCTCTCTACGAGCAGGGCCGGGTAAAGCACGTCGCAGGCATGACGGCGCTCGAAGACCAGATGTGCGCCATGACCGGCGAGGGATACATGGGCAACGGCTCGCCCGACCGCGTGGACGCGCTGGTCTGGGCCATCACCGAGCTGATGCTGAAAGCGCAGGCCCCGGCCCCACTTTTCGGCACCTACGCAAGCGCGAGAGGCTAACGCATGGCGAAGACCTCCAGCACGCCCGAGACAGTTTCGACCGACTATCTGGCGATGCGGCCATATTGGCAGACGGTGTCGGACATCCTGGGCGGTGCGCCGGCCATGAAAGCGGCGGGCGAGACCTATCTTCCCCGGTTCCCGAACGAGACGACGGACGACTACGACTATCGGCGCAAGAACGCCCGGTTCACCAACATCTACGCCGACGTCGTCACCAGCCTCGCCCGCAAGCCCTTCGGCCAAGAGATCGTCCTGGCTGACGGCGCTCCCGACCGGGTCGCGGCCTTGGCCGAGGACATCGACGGGCGGGGGAACAACCTCCACGTCTTCGCCTCCGAGACCTTCTTCGACGGCGTCAACGACGCGGTGAGTTGGGTTCTGGTCGATTACACCCGCGCCACCGAGCGCGCGGACGGCCAGCGCCTCTCTCTCGCCGACGAGCGGGTCCAGGGCCTTCGTCCCTACTGGGTGCGGATCCCGGCCAATCGGATGCTCGCCGTCTATTCGGACACGGTCCGGGGGGCCGAGGTCATCACCCACGCCCGGATTCGGGAAGACGTGGTCATGCGCGACGGCTTCGACGAGGTCGCGGTCGAGCGCGTGCGGATGTTCGATCGCGCGCCGGTTTACGCCATGCTGGAGGACGGCACGGTCACGGACACGGTTATCGACTACGGCCCGGCGATCTTCACGATCTTCGAGCGCCGCGTCGAAGCGGTCGGCCGCCGTACCAACAACGGCTGGGACATCGTCGATCAAGGGCCGGTGACGCTGGGCGTGATCCCGCTGGTCCCCTTTATCACCGGAAAGCGGCTCGGCGGCGGGTGGCGGTTCTATCCCCCGCTCCAAGGCGTCGCGGACCTCCAGGTCGAACACTACCAGCAGGAGACGGCGCTTAAGTCGATCAAGGAGCTGACCGCCTTCCCGATGCTGGCCGGAAACGGGGTCCAGCCGGGCATGAGCGCCGGCAAAGTCGAAGCCGTCCCGGTCGGCCCGCGCGCCGTCCTCTACGCTCCGCCGAACGGGGAGACCGGAAACCACGGCGAGTGGTCGTTTATCGAGCCCTCGTCGGAGAGCCTGCGGTTCCTTGCCGAAGAGGTGAAGGCAACCGAGGCGCAGATGCGCGAGCTTGGCCGCCAACCGCTCTCCGTCTCGGCCGGGATTACCGTCGTCGCCGCGGCGTTCGCGTCGCAAAAGGCGACCTCCGTCCTTCAAGCCTGGGCTCTGGGCCTCAAGGACTGCCTTGAGCAATGCCTGAAACTGACCGCCGACTGGCTGAACCTCGGCGTTGAGCCGGAAATAAGCTGGAACCTCGACGACCTCGACCTGACCGACGACGACAAGGGGCCGACCTTGATCATGGAGGCCCGCAAGAACGGCGACCTCTCGCGCGAAACGGTCTGGGCCGAGTTCCGCCGCCGTGGCGTTCTCGCCGCCGACTTTGACCGAGAAGCCGAAGCCGACCGCCTGGAGGCGGAAATGCCCGGCGACGACGAAGAGCCGGACCTCAGGGCCGCGGCGGGAGCGGTCGAGTGATCCACCCGCTCGCTCACGTTCAGGGCGCGTTCCTGGGCGAGGGCGTGACCGTTTGGCAGTTCGCGAGCGTGACCGGCGGGACCATCCTCGGAGCCGGCTGTTCGGTCTCCCCTTTCGCCATGCTGCACGGCCCGGAGTTCGGCCGGCGCTGCGTGATCTCCGGCGGCGTGATGATGGGGCCGGGCTTCGTCATCGGCGACGACTGCTTCATCGGCCCGAACGTCACGCTCTGCAACGATATGTGGCCGAGCGCGGACAAGGAGGGGCTCGACCTCGACGCCCTTCGCTCCGGCGAGTTCGTCACGGTTCGGGTCGGGAACCGGGTCTGTATTGGTGCCGGCGCGGTGATCCTGCCCGGGGTAACGATTGGAGACGGTGCGGTCGTCGCGGCTGGAGCCGTGGTCGGGCGTGACGTTCCCGCCGGCATGGTCTGGCTGCGGAACGGAAAGACGATGGCCAAGCCCGCGAATCCGAAGCGGATGCGCCCGGTCCGGCCATGACCAACCTCTGGCCGGAGCAACAAGGCGAGCCGGTCCTCACCGTCGCCACGCTCTTCTGGCAAGCCAACGAGAAGGGCCAGCGGTTCTCGTCGATGTACGACGAAAGCTGGGTCGAGAAGCTCTATCGCGGATTCTCCCGCAACCTGACGGTCCCCTTCCGGTTCGTCTGCTACACCGACCGGCCCCGGTCATTCATCGAGCCTATCGCGCAGCGCCAGATCCGGTCCGCGCGGCCGGGCTATGCCGACTGCATCCAACCCTACGAGATCGAGGGGCCGATGATCCTGGTCGGTCTCGATACGATCGTCTGTGGCGATTGCGACGGCCTGGCCGATTATTGCGTCGATGCCAACCGGATCGCCCTTCCGCGTGACCCCTACAACCTCGCCCAGGCCTGCAACGGCGTCGCCCTGATCCCCCCGGGCTGGACAAAGATAGGCCGGGAGCATCGCGGCGAGAACGACATGGAGTGGGTTCGCCGGTTCCCCCACGCCTATCTCGACGACGCCTTCCCCGGGCAGGTGGTCAGCTTCAAGGGCCACGTTGAGAAGCACGGGATCGGGGACGCGCGGATCGTCTATTTCCACGGCGAGCGGAAGCCCCACCAGCTTGCCGATCACCCGCTGGTCAAGGAGCACTGGCTTTGAAAGCCCTCGTCCTCGGCGGTGCCGCGACCCTCTGGCGTGACGTTGCCGGCGCGCTTGACCTTGGCCGGTTCGATCTCGTGGTCGCCTGTAATGACGCCGCAGCGGTCTGGCCCGGCCGGCTGGATGCCGCGGTTTCGCTTCACCCCGAGAAATACGGGATCTGGATGGGCCGCCGCAACAAGGCGGGACACCCCGCCCCGGGCCGCCTTGTCGGGCATCTTGAGGCCGGGAAAAGCACCGTCCGCCTCCCGGACCTCCCGATTGAGTTCGCGGAGTGGAAGTTCGAGGGCCAGCCGGATAGCGGATCGTCGGGCCTCTTCGCCCTTAGGTACGCCCTCGAAAGCCTTGGCGCTGACCGGGCCGTCCTTTGCGGTGTGCCGATGCACGACGCCGCCGCCCACTTCTTCGACGCGACGCCCTGGGGTGCCGCTGCCGCCCATCGCCGGGGCTTCAATCAGGCGCGGCCGGCGATTGGAGACCGGGCAAGATCAATGTCGGGCTGGTCCGCGGACTTGCTGGGTCAGCCGACGAAGGAATGGCTGGCGGGGTGATCCCGTCGCCGAACCCCGCGCGGGAAGCGCAACGATAGCAGCAAGGGAATTGCAATGCTGAAAGCCGTAGTCGAAAAGATCGAGGACGCCCCGGAGACGGTTCGCTCCTTCTACAAGCCCCGCGAGGATGGGAAGTTCGTCCTCTCGGTCGAAGAGTCGGACGGATATGCGCTGGAGAATATCTCCGGCCTCAAGTCCG